TGTCTCTGCCAAATACTTTCTAGTATTTTCTAGAGTTGCGCCCATTACGGTTTTTTTGTTACCGTTTAGGCCTTCTAACAATGCAGTTTTAGTCTCCTGCCAGCGGCTTTCGAGTAGTTCTGACATAATTATCTCCTATCAATTTAATCCAGCAAGACGTCTAATGTCAACGACATTCTCGTCTGCTTTACTACTAACGTTAGTTTCTCTATTGCCTGTGATTTCTTTGCCTTCTACTAGTTTTGCCTTCTTCTTTGCTGGAGCATTACCGTCAATTACTGCTGGTAGGTACTTGTTAAACGACTTGTTTAAACTAGACGTTTGAACAGATTCCAGTAAGTCTGTCATAATATCACGTTGATCTTTGCTTAATGGCTCAATCAAACCGTTAATTACTTTGTTGCGCTCAGCGGCTTCGTTAATTCTCTTGATTTCAGTTGCTTTCGCTTCTGCTAATTCAACAGCCTTAGTCGCTTGTGCTTTTGCTTCCTCTACTTGCTTATCTTTTAGATTTACAATTTTTAGAAGTTTTGAAGTTTCGCTCTTTTCATTCAAGTAACTATTTGCATACTCACTTGCAAAAGATTCGAATAACTTACGACCGAAGTCGTTTTCTCTTGCAACGTTAATATCTTCTTTAAGTGCAGTAATCTCTTTATTCAAGTTCTTACTTACTGTTTCCGATACTAATTTTGCACTCTTTTCAATAAACTGTGTTTTCACTTTATTGAAGTGTTTCTTAGCCTCACGTACTAAACGTACTTTTGTTTCGGCTAGGTCTTTTTTATCTTCATGGAACTCTGCAATTTCCTTCGATAGAGCCTCTACAACAAATTCCTCTAGTTTAGCATAGTTAACTGCCATTTTCTTTTGGTCTTCGTGCAATTCAGTGACTTCTTTACCTAGTTGGTCCATTACAAACGCTTTCATTAAGTCTCCGTTTTCCTTCAACTTAACAGCATACTTTGCTTTGGCTTCTGCTAGTTGTTTGCGGTCTTCTGCAAACTCGGCAATTTCACTTGCAAGACGGTCATCAAGCATTTTATCAATGGCTTCCACCATTGTTTGCTTATCATGCTCGTACTTTTGTGCAAATTCTTCACGCAATTCAGCCGTTACAGCCTGCTTGTTCTCGCGAATTTTACCTTCCCAAGCCTCTTCAATTTGTGCTCTGACTTCTTGAGAAACTACATCGTTTTCAAAGAGTGTTTTCAGTGCATCTATCATACTTTTTCTCCTAGTTTCACTGGAGTTTGCTAATCAAATTGATTAGCGATTCCTTAAGATACTTTTGTGCCTTGTCGTCGTGTCTTGTTGCCTGTGCTAATTCGTATGCCTTGTATCCCCCACGTGCATTCATAAGATGTTCATAAATTGGTGTTGGATATGCACCAGGGGCGCTAGGCTGAGCCACAACGTCCACAGTGATTATTTCAAAGCCCGACACATCGCCGGACTCATTAACTTCACCCGAACCACGCGATGAAACTCCTAGTTTAACTCCGCTTTCCAGCATTGTTTTAACTAGTTGTCCCATCGGGGTCGGTAAAATTTTCATTTTGCCATAACCGTTGTTGTCTTCCATCCACATATCTGTTATCATATGTGAAACACGATCAAGGTTAATATTTAGGCCTTCAGGATGATCAACTTCACCGAGAACTGAGTAACCAGTCCCAATTTGATCATTGAGTGTTTTGACAGCCCTTCCAATCTCATTTACAGGATAAACACGCTCATTTGCGTTGCGTACTCCACCTTGGATACAAATACCTTTTAAATAAAGATCTTTGCCTCCATTTGAGTTTTCAGTTGACTCAACAACCATTTTAGCCTGGTCGAATGTCAAATTCTCGCTTAGTAGATTCATTTCCTTCTACTCCTAATTATTTACTGCCAATAGTAGATTTTTTATTGTCAGCAGTTTCGCCTGCGCTTTTCTTTTCTGCGCCGTGGCCTTTTGGCTGTGCTTTCATGCTTTTTGCGGCTTTACCACCTGGTACGTTAATGTTTCCCATATTGTCCTCTTTAGCAGAGTTACCTTCTAGTCCACCTGTTGTACCTTTTGAGTCTGCTTCGCCACCTTTAACTAGGTTGCTTGCATCACCACCCATGTCGTTAGCACCTGCTACAGTTGACTTAGTGTTTGCACCGTTGTCGCCCATGTTTGCAGTTACTTTTTCGACATATTCACGCATTGTTTCAGTTTCAGACTTTTCTGCAACTTCTTCATCTTTCGATGCTTCGTCTACTTCTTCGTCTGTCGCTTCTTCTACGCCAAGGTCTAATGACTCTTCTTCTGAATCGTCATCATCTTCGTCATCAGCACCCATGTCACCCATGTCGCCTGCGTCTTCGTCGTCACCTTCGTCGTCGCCGCCGCCCATTTCGTCATTGAACTGTTGACGTAAGTCGTCTAATTCTTTTTCTAAGTCTACCATACGGTCTTCTAGGTCTTCGTCTCCTTCTGGAGCGTCATCACCGTCGCCGTCACCCATTTCCAAATCGCCCATCATATCGTCTGCTGGGTCTGCTTCTGGCATTGGTTCAACTTCGAATTCGTTCATGTCAAAACCTTCTTTGGTTTCTTCATCGTCGCTTGACTCATCAACTTCTTCGTCAGTTGCTTCGTCTAAGTCTTCGTCTGCTGACTCTTTAGTGTCTTCATCATCTGAAGATTCTTTAGTTTCTTCATCTGTGGACTCATTAGCATCTTCGTCTTTACTAGACTCGTCTACTTCTTTGTCAGTTTCCTCTAGATCATTTTCTAGTAGGTTTTCATAAATTTCTCTTGATTTTTCAACTACAATCTCGTGGAACAATTCTTCTGCTCCAGCACGATCTTCATTGACTAGTTTTTCGAGCATGTTCTCGAACTTGTTTAGATCTGCCATTTTCTGTCTCCTGGTTTAAATAAAATTACCTTACGGTAAGGCTGTCATTAATATTTACTATTTATACAGAAAAGTACGTAGATATAGGCTCAAAATGAGCCGTTTTTAAGGATTCAACGAAAAATTGAAAGATTTTACTAAATCTTCCGATGTTATGTGAGAAATGTTTCCAAAGTTAGCAAAAGGCTCTGGAATAAATCCGTTTTCGTGTCCTAACACTCTTATATATCTTTTTTCGTTATTTTTCTGAAAAACAGTAGTCGTTTGGCGTAACCAATTGCCATAGTATGTTGATGTATCGTGTTCACGTTTATAATTTGGTGAACCACTGTACAAATTGTTTACTCTTTTGTGTTCGGGGCCTATTCCTTGATAATCAAAGCCTAATATGTATATTGTTTTGTGTCCGTGACTGCTTGCAAAATCAAGTGCTGTTGGTCCACTGCTCCATCCTTTGCTAGGTTCAAAATAATTTAATCCGCTATATTTTTCGTAAGACTTGTTATAATTTGTCCATACTTGACCTTCTTTATGATATCTGTATTGAACAATTTCGTTGACCATTTTAGTATCAACAGCAATTAAATAGTCAGGTTTGAATTCTCTATATACTGCATTACAAGCATATATAGTTCCAAATTTTCTAAGTGGTTCTAATGGGATTCGGCGACGGCTTATACCGTTACCTAATACAAAGGCTATACTCAATTATCATACTCCGCCGGCCTCTGCGTTTGCCGCTATGCCATACATTTGTCTTACAAAATGCAAGTCTTTAACTTGCTCTTCTTTATGTACCTCTGCGGCTAATCTTGCACGATTAATTTGGCGAAGTGTGAGTCGAGTTTTACGAGTTGAATCAAAGTCTACTGGTGACTGGTCGTCTTTAGCAGAATAACGTTTGTCTTCTACAGGCTCAAGTGTTTCTTTGTCAAAGTAAAATATTTCTCTTAGTATCATACTGTTATTTATACCGTTACGTCAGTTGCGCCTTCTTGAGGTACGCCGTCACCGCCAGTTGCTGTATCAGGTGCATCTGCCGCACCTCCGTCAATTGGTGCTTCACCGCCTGGTACTTCTGCATCCATGTCACCCATATCTGCATCAATGCCTGCTCCGCTAATGCCTGCGCCTCTAAGTTCTCCACCTGCGTCAGTTGGTGGTGGAGTAATATTCTCATCGTTTTCTTCTCGCCATAGTCTTTCGTTCTCAGTAAGTTCTTCTTCACTAAGACCTAAGTATCGTTTCATTGCAAAGCGATTTGAAACATAAGGTATTGCGCTCATTTGTGTAAATGTTGGAATACGTGCATTATCAATTTCACTTTGTCTATATGCCGCAAAGTTTTGTGGTGGTTGGAATCTAATGTCAAACATTGCAGTATCAATGTTTACACCTCGTTCTAATAGATAGCGTTTAAATTCTTGATTTATATCTTCAATTAATAAACCTTGTAATCTTTCGCAATATGTATTAAATCTTAATTCTTGAATGTATGCTGTACCTACTCTACCGTCATTATATTGAGCGGCACTATCGTCAGCACCAGTTGGCAAGTAACTTGACGGAATACGTAAGCCACGAACTAACTTGTTGGTAAAGTATCTTAAGTCGTCAATTTCACCTAGGTTAGTACCGCCGGGCAGTGTTTCAACTTTTGATCCACGTCCTTCAGCAGTTTGAGGGAAAAAGTAATCTTCGTTAATTGACAGGGGATTGTAAGAACTGTCTATGACATTTGTGCCTCCACCTGTTGACGATGGGATACGTCTTTGATGTATTTCCGTCTTAACACGTTCTACAAATTGCATTGCCAAGTGACTTGGCATGTTGCCCACATCAACGTAGAATACTCTGCGCTCTGGCGCACGTTGGACACGATAGATAATAATCGCATCTTCAAGTAATTCTTTTTGTTTGTATACTTTAAATATTGTTTCTAATAATGAGTTACCAAAAGGAAAGTTGTTGTCTAAGCCTTCTGATAGGCTTAGGTGTACTACATTCTGTGCATCAATAGCAACTTCGCCTTCTCCTTCTTGGAATCTACTTCCACTTTGTCTTGGAGAGTTGCCTACCATGCCACGAACGCCACCTTGTAAATATCCATCGCCACCGCCTGTAACATTTCCATTAGTTTGAAAAGGTGTTGTTGCAACCATGTCTTTAAAATTTAAATTAAAGTCTTTGATTACATATTGTTGTGGCTTTTTGCCTTCTGATTCGTTAACAATAATTCTTGCAACGTTTGCAGAATCAACATGAAATAATTTTTTAGTTTCTGGATCTCTAATAAAAAATTGATCGCCATACTTAAAAGTATTACGTAAAATCCTAAACATACGTGTATCAAATTTTTGTAACTTATTCCACTGTTGCAAATATTGCTGTAAAATAGTTGTTTCGCTTGTCGTTGCTGATTTCTTAAAGTCGATTGTAAAAGGAGTTTTGTTTTGTGAATTTTTCTGTGAACAGAATTCTGCAAGAATATCCAATGCGGCATTTACTTCTGAATCTAAATCCATAGTATTGTATTGCCCGTAACGCTCAACTCTATTAGGAGCACCTACATATACATCTGGCAAATATGAACTATAGTTTGTTCGTGCTGGCCCTGCAGTACCACTGCCGCCGCGACCGCCTCCTAAAGGGCTATAATTTCCGCCCGGGTTATCGCCTGTAGGCACTGGTGTAAAATATTTTTTCCAACTCATTGTTTATCCTTAATATGCGCTCTCTGGATCTTTTTCTAGAATCCGTCTTGTTAGTGTATTATTTTCACGCATAAGTGTGATTAATGTTTCCATGTTACTACTACTTATGCCCGATCCACCTGATCCACCGCTA